GTCGTTCGGCACATACAACGCCGACGGCACCCCGGTCGCCAGCGACACGAACGCCAACGACACTTGCTGGGTGGAGAATCTCATCCTCGACGGGGGCGTCCATGGTGTGGAAGTCGGGCTGCGGGTCATGTCGGCCCATTACTGCACCTTCCACCGCATCGATGTGCGTAACTGCACTAAGCAGGCGGTGTACAACCGAGGCGGCGTCCATACCACGTACACGTACGTCAACAGCGGGTACGACCCGGTGGACGACTGGACGCCGAACTTCATGCCGGAGAACGCATTCATCCTGGACGAGGCACCCAGCATTTCGTTTGGGTCGCCGTACCCCGAGTCCACGGTGACCCTCCGGCACTGCGAGTCTTACGGCCACTCCAAGGACGGATGTCGGCTGCTCCGCTGCTTTAACGTCAACATCGAGTCCTGCGCGTTCGAAGCCGTGGTACAGGGGCCGGAATTCACCGGGGACACGGCGGACTGGGACGCCAAGGAGCTGTATTGCCGAAGCAACAACGGAGCGGGCATTTACGTCGGCCCCAATGCGTTCTCGACCTACATCAAATGCTCCGACACGGAGTATTCCGCCGAAGCACCCGGCGGTGGCGGGTACAAAATGGGCATAGTCGTGGACTCGGGTTCACGGGCGACAACAGTTGATTCGTCGGCGTCCTTCAACGCGATGGTCATCATCGCCAAGGACGCCGTACAGGTCGAGGTGCGGGGCGGCGACAACTCCCCCATCATCGCCAACGGTAGCGGTGTGATCGTCAGCGGCGGTCGGCATAACTCCATCGTCGTCAAGGGGCCCAGCCTCAAGAATTACTACTACCGGCTGTCCGTGTACGGAGAGTCGTTCCAATTCGACGAGGCCCCGCCGCAAACGATCGGCGGGTTCATGGTCGGGTACGACCCGTACAACAACCCCGGCCCCGTGCGGGGGATTTCGTTCACGTGCCTATACCACAAGGATCTGGCTGGGGGTGGCTACCCTAACTATGCCTTGTCTCAGGAGCCGAATGGGTTGACCCGGTTGAACGGCTCCGAAGTCTGGATATCCGTCAGCGACAACGGCACCAAGCACATGGACTTTCAACTCGTCGGGGGCGTGCTGAAGATAGGTGCATTCGGGGCAACGCCCGTCGCCCAGCAGTCGGTCGGCAACGCCGCGACGGATCTGGCGACGGTCATCACTCTGGCCAACAACCTGCGAACCGCGTTGAATAACTTCGGCTGGACTAAGGTGTAACATGCCCCAAAACATCGTCATCGTTTCGGGCATGGTCGCCGTATCGACCACGATGCCCGTTCTCACGTCCACCACGCCGCAAACCGGCCCATGGTGGCTCGCCCTGATAATCTCGGGGATGGGTGCGGTCGGTACGGCGTTCGGTGCTTTGCTACATTTCATCTCGACTCGCCGCAAGGACAAGATGACCGCCCACGACAAACTCGTGGCCGACCATCGGGAGCTGTCCGAGCGGCTACAGCGAGAAATTGGCCGGCTGGACGCGGTATGTAACCGTCAGCAGTTGGAGATCGACGGCAAGGAAAGCCGCATCACGATCGAACGGCGGCTGAAGCATGAATGCTCCAAGAAACTCCAGCAACTCCAGTTCGAGAAAGACGAACTCATGGAGCGGCTGAAGACGTGCGGCATGTACATCAACGAACTGGAATTCAAGCTCGACCAAGCGAGGACTAAGAACAATGCCTGAGCTATCCCCGAACAAGATGGGTACAACCGACGTCAACGATCAGGTGGACGTCAAGTCCACGCTCTACCATGAGATGGAAGATCGATGGTGCATGGTCGAGGACTTGCTCGGCGGCACCAAGGCGATGCGGGCCGCAGGCACTCGCTGGCTCCCGCAAGAGGAGGACGAGACGGACGGCAAATACAAGAACCGGCTCGCCCGCAGCTTCCTGTTCGAAGCGTTCAGCGACACGGTGGACAAGCTCGGGTCCAAACCGTTCGCCAAGCCGATCGTACTGGGTGAGCCGCCGACCGGCCCGCTGGCCGACTTCGACAAGGACGTCACGCGGTGCGGCGACGACCTGAATAAGTTCGCCAAGGGTGTGTTCGCTGACGCCCTCGCCTACGGCATGGCCGACATCCTGGTGGACTACCCGCAGATCGACCCGGGCGACACCCTGGCCGACGAACGGTCCAAGGGTGCCCGGCCCGTCTTCGTACACCTCCAGAGCAAGAACGTCCTGGGCGTGCGCGAGACGTACCTGGAGAACGGTCAGAAGGTCATCACCCAAATCCGAATCCGCGAATGCCGCATCGAGCCCAAGGGCGAGTTCGGAGACCAGGAGGTGCATTACGTGCGGGTGTACAACACCGACACGTGGCAGCTCTGGCGCAAAGACCCCGACACCCGCAAGTGGGCCGTCCAGAGCGAGGGCACCCACACGTTCGGCGGCGTGCCGCTCGTGACGCTGATGCTCGGCAAACCGACCGGTTTCCGGACGTGTAAACTTCCGCTGGAGGCGTTGGCCTGGCTCAACATCGCCCACTGGCAGAGCAGCTCCGACCAGAGGAACATCCTGCGGTTCGCCCGCATCGGCATCCTGTTCGGTTCGGGTTTTTCGGAAGAGCAAATCGAGGCGGGCATCACCGTGGGCCCGAATGCGTTCGTCGGCACGACCAGCGAGAACGCTGACCTGAAGTATGTGGGCTACCAGGGCACCAGCATCGAGGCCGGCCAAGCGGATCTCGACAAGCTGGAGGCTCTGATGGAGACGCTCGGTGCCCACCCGCTCACGGAACGCGGCGGCAGCCAGACCGCCACGGGCAAGCTGATCGACGACGCGGGGCGGGTCCAGACCACGATCCAGTCGTGGGTGTCCCTGTTGGAGAACGCCCTGACGGAAGCGTACAAGATGGCGGCGAAGTGGCTGAACCAGGAACTCCCGGCGAACTTCTCGCTGGACGTGTTCAGCGACTTCACCCTGTCGCCGCGTGCGACGGACGACTTGAACTGGATTCTGCAGGCACGTGCGCAGGGCGATCTGGACCACGAGACGGTCATCAACGAGGCCAAACGTCGCGGTGTGTTGAACGACGATGTGACGGCGGACGCCGTCCAGGAGAAGCTCCATAATGAGGGCCCTGCCCTCGGAGGTATCGGCAATGAAATTCGAACGGGCTCGGGTCAGTCGGGTGGAAGCGGAGGAGGGAAGCCAACACAAGGCGGGCTGGGTGGTGCAGTGCCCGGCGTGCGGGTTCGGGCATAACTTCCAGGACACCGGCTGGAAGTTTGACGGTGACGAAGAGTACCCCACTTTCACCCCGTCCATGAAGGTGGTGATTCGTCGCGAGGGTGAACCCGTCTACATCTGCCACGCCACGGTAAAGAACGGCAAGATCCATTACCATAATGACTCGACCCATGCCCACGCGGGCAAGGTCATTAAGCTGGAGATCGTCGAGTGCCCACCGCCAACCAAGCCATCCTTGACCAGATTGTAGCGCATGCCCATAACATCGAAGAGATGAAAATGGGCGAAGTGTTGCAGTCCATCAAGGCGTTCAACGACACCACAGTGGCCGACCTGGTCGGGGACATGGGCCGGAGGTTGGAGAATCTGTCGGGGCCGAGTGGTGCCCGATACGCATACCTCAGGCAAGCAGTCTCCGACCAGGTCGGCCAGGGCTTGGCGGCGGCGAAGAAAGAACTGCTCGCTGGTGTCCGGGATTCGCTGAAGCAAGAGATTGCCTGGCAGACCAAGGCGTTCAAGGCCATCGCCCCGGACGGAGTCAAAATCAAGAAGGTGACCCAGAAGACCCTCGACGCAGTGGTGAAGAAACTCCGCGTCCAGGAAGCCAAAATCGACACCCTTTTCCGGAGGATCCAACAGGACACCACGTCCCGCATCATGAACGCGGTGCGGCGGGGTATGTGGGACAAGGCTTCGACCAGCGACATACTCGCTGGCGTCAAGGGCACCAAGGCCAACCGGTTCGTGGACGGGTTGCTGAATAAGACCCGGGCCAACATCGAGGCGGTGGTGCGGAGTGCCCACGGGGAAGTCATCGAGGCAGGCAAGGAAGCATTCTTTGCCGAGAACACGCATCTCGTCAAGGCGGTGCAACTCTGTGCCGTATTGGACGAGCGGACCACGGCATATTGCCGGTCGATTGACGGTGACGTGTATCCCGTCGGAAAGGGTCCACGCCCACCGTTCCACTACAACTGCCGGACGACCACCAGTCCTGTGCTCCGCTCGGCCAAAGAACTCGGCATCCAGAACCCGAAGTTCACCGGCACACCGGCGGACAAACTCACGTACAACGACTGGTTGAAGCGACAGCGAGCCGAGATCCAAGACCAGGTGCTTGGGAAGACGCGAGCCCAGCTTTTCCGCGACGGGAAGGTGGACGTCGAGAAGTTCACGAACAACCGGGGTAGGCTCCTAACGCTCCAAGAGCTCATGAAGCGGGAGGGATTGGAGGCGAGCGACCTTCCGAAATTCTAGTTGACTTCATGGTTTCTCACTGGGTTTCTGGTGGGAAAATTTCTGTTGGCTTAAATCGACCTCTACCGTAGAGTTTGGGAGTTCGCTGTCGGCCACGGGCAAATTGGTCGGCGGCGTAGACCCCGGTGAATGGAGCTGGAACGTTATGGCTTTGAAAGCACTCTTGGAATCCCTTGACGGCCTGCCGGAAGCGGTGGCTGCCGAGTACACGAAGCGGGAGGACGGTAAGTTCATCCTGAATGTGGAGAAGGTCGCGGACGGCGATGCTGGTGAACTGGAGTTGGCTCCGGTGAGCAAGCTGCGCAGTGCCCTGGAACGCGAGCGCACCAACGTGCGCGAGGCTACCCAGAAGCTGGCCGCGTTCAAGGATCTGGACCCCGTCAAGGCCAAGGAAGCTCTCGGCAAAGTTGCCGAGATGCAGTCCTGGAAGCCGGAAGCGGAAGTGGAGAACCGGATCAAGTTGCTCAAGGAGGAGTTGGCGACGGCCAACAAGTCCGAGAAGGAAGCTCTCCAGAAGCGGATCAGCCGTGCCGAGGCGCAGCTCAAGAAGACGCTCGTGACGAACGTCGCTGTCGCCGCGATCCAGAAGGCAAAGGGCAGCGTGACGCTGCTCCTGCCCCACGTGGAGCGGTCGATTCGTATGCGGGAGCAGGACAGCGAGGATCAGCCCTACCTCGTGGAAGTGGTGAACGAGCGGGGTGACGTGGCGGTCGGTGACGGGTCGGGCAACCCCATGACCATCGACCAGCTGGTCGCGAAGTTCCAGGCCAGCGACGAATTCGCCCCCGCCTTCGCCCCGTCCGGGGCTTCGGGCTCTGGTGCGTCGAATGGACGCCAGCAGCAGTCCAAGGGCGACGGGTCCACGACGGTGAAGGCCAGCAGGGTCATCACCGGAATCGACCCTGCTGACGTGACCTCGGGCAAGGTCAAGATCAGCGACTAACTCGCTGGGTGGCTCCGCGAGTTGTACTAAGTGCCTCGTGTCCGTGGGCTCTCGATCGAGACTCTCCTGAGAGCATCTGGCCCGGCTGCCGTGGAGTGACCCCTGCCGGGGAATAACTGGTCACCAGGAGTCTCGGACACGAGGCACTTACAAATTGGGCGGCGTCCTGAGCACGACGTTAAACTGCTCGACATAGGCGTGAAGCCGGCAAGTGGCGTGATGCCCTGCTGAAAACCGTTTCGATTTGTTCTGGTTTTCTTTACAGGAGTTACGCCACCATGGCTAACACGAACACGAACATCATGCCGCGGATTCTCGCCCGCGGCCTTCAGGTTCTGCGCGAGAACGCTTCCATGCCCCGGCTCGTCAACGGCGACTACTCCGCCGAAGCGGCTCGCAAGGGCACCACGATCGACATTCCCGTCCCCACGGCCACGACCACGACGGACGTCACCCCGTCGAACACCCCGCCGGCCGGCGTCGACAAGAACTACGACCTGGTCCAGATCTCCCTGAACCAGTGGAAGAAGAACCAGCCCTTCTACCTGACGGACAAGGAGCTGGCGGAGATCGACGCCAACCAGCACTTCATCCCGATGGCGGTGGACGAGTCCATGCGTGCCCTCGCGCAGACCGTCAACCAGTACATCTTCTCGATGTACAAGGGCGTGTTCGGCTTCTACGGTACGCCCGGCACCACGCCGTTCGCGACCGACGTCAAGGGTGCCACGCAGACCCGGGCGATCCTCAACACCCAGAAGTGCCCGAAGGCCAACCGCCGCGGCATGCTGGACTTCACGGCGGAAGCGAACTTCCTGGAGCTGGCGCAGTTCGCTAATCTGGAGCAGACCGGCGACCAAGCCGTCAAAATCGAAGGCCAGATGGGCCGCAAGTACGGCAACGACTGGTACAGCGACGACGACGTGCCGTTCCACACGGCCGGCACCGGTGCGGGCTACCTGGTCAACAACGTCGCGGGATACGCCGCCGGCACCAAGACCATCGCGGTCGACACCGGCACCGGCACCATCGTCCAGGGCGACATCATCACGTTCGCTGGCTCGACCCAGACCTACGCGGTGACGTCCGCCCTGTCCGGCAACAACATCAGCTTCTACCCGGGGCTGGTGACGACTCTGGCGGACAACACCGCCATCACCCTCAAGGCCAGCCACCGCGTCAACCTGATCTTCCATCGTGACGCGTTCGCGTTCGCCACCCGCTCCCTCCAGGACGACGGCGACGCCAACACCGTCACCATGCAGGATCCCAAGACGGGCCTGGTGCTGCGGCTCGAAAAGATTCGCGAGTACAAGCAGACCTTGTACGAGTTCGACATCCTCTACGGTGCGCAGCTCGTGCGGCCCGAACTGGCCTGCCGCCTGGCCGGCTGATCGATCCTCCTTCCCGGATGGCCGTGGGTTTCTCTGTTTCGCCCACGGCCATTTTATCCACCCACTCCGCCGTGGCGTGGGCGGATTAAATGTCCCATCCGGAGAAAGCATGGCTGAGAACATTCTGGACGAAAAGGTTCGCGACCGCGACATCCATACCACCATCGAGGGCCACCGCCCGCTGGCGACGGTCACGATGAAGGGCCCCATGGGCGAGGTGATCTGCAACGACGACCCCAAGGACATCGCGTTCTGGAAGAACAAGGGGTGCAAGATCGTCAAGCACAACCCGCCCGCGGGCGGCGGCACCGACATCGTTTCGGGCGAGGAGACGCCCGACGAGGGCGACGGGGCGGGCGAGGAGTAGGCCGGTATACCCCGGCCCCCGATCGGCCCGTATAACCAGCAGGAACGGCCCTAGCAGCGACCCGGCGGGGCGGAGCGGTACGCGACCTCCCGCCCGCCCCGCCTCTTTAGGAGCGGACGCCGATGATTGTCGTGGAAGATGGAAATGGACTGCCGGACGCCAACTCGTTCTGCGACGTGGCGTTCGCTGACT